ACATCATACCAGTTATTTTTAATCGGGGCATAAATATACTTTGTGTTTGGTGAAAGATTTAACCATTCTTTATCGTGTTCCACAGAATATACTTTATAGTCTTTCGCTAAATCTATTGTTCCTCCTCCGCTTCCCAATTCCAGTATAGTGCTTCCTTTACGAATATTTCTTTTTATCCACTCATAAGTTTCTTTATCAATTAACCAGTTCAAGATTTTGTTAATAGAAAATTGTTTGTTCTTTGTATTTTGTTCTCTAATAGATTTAGGAACATCGGCCATAGAATCGATTTTATTGCAAACTCTAATTGACTCCGCATATTTCCCCACATAATAAAGAGCAATTGAATACTCAAATAACATTAAATAATTATAAATATTATGCTCAACAAACAATACATCAGATTTAGGATACTTGATACCAATTCCTATTTTGGAAAACTCGTAAGCCAGTTGTCTTTGTCCGAGATTACGATAAAGGAGGGCTAATTTAAAAATGGCTTCGGCTCTTGTTGGTCTATAATTGTATGCCTTTAAATAACTGGTGATGGCTTTACTGTGGTCTTTGAGTAATAAATAGCAGTTACCAATCTGATATAAACTGCGATAAACTTCCTCCTGCCAACCTCCAAAATTTACTCGTTTCTGATAATACCTGATAGCCTGCTGGTATCTGCCATCTTCTCGCAAAGACTGTGCCAAGTAAAATGTATATCGCACCTTATTCTCTGGGTCTGTCTTTATTGCATTTTTCAAAATATCAATATCCTTCTTAATCTTTTCAGAATAGTTCATTGCCCTTTTGCCATCGTGCAAGTCTATAAATCTGATATTATTCAGTTGTCCAGTAGTCACATTGCCAGTGGATAAAAAGTTATGGATAATGCCCTTGTATTTACAACCACAATCAGGCTTGAAAATTTTAGGAAAATGATGTTGCAATGTGGGATATTTCACGATACAGTTATAAATGTCTTTGTCCAGTTTACTTTTGTCAAAATCATCGTCAACTTCTAATACTTGGTCGGCATCCATTACTAAGATATAATCTGATTTGCCCTTTGTTGCCTCAATGTAATAGTTTCGAGTTTCGCCAAATCCAGCCCAGTCCTTTCTGATTATTTCCCCTGGGATACTCTTGAGAACATCACGAATAATCTCAACAGTATTATCGGTGGATTTAGAATCCTCTATTATTACATAGGAGTCGATAATGCCCTTGACAGAATCGAGGCAACGCCTTATCACTCTCGATTCGTTTTTGACTATCATTGCTAAACATATAGTATTCATTTATTTTTCTTTCTTTCATCCATCAATTTTTTAATAAATTCTGCAATATCTCTTAAACAACTTTGTGAATATATCGTATCATTATTAGGAATAAAATTATATTGTCTCCAGAGTGGATTCCATTTAATAACACCAAGTCCAACATCATTCTTTTTATTTTCAACAACCCATATCGATGTCTTATATCCTTGTTCTACTAATATAAATCTAAGCCATTTACTTTTCATTCCACATCCCCATTATTTTTTCTGGCTTCATTTTCCCTCTTATCCAAATATCTACGCCTAAATTCATCCGAACAATGTTGTGCGGCATAAACCGTATCGTGCAAATTACTATACTTAAATTTCCTCGTTTTCATATAGATTTTCTGCAACTTAAAAATACAATACTCTAAATCGCCCTTGGTTTCTATCTCATAAATGTGGTCGAGTAGTATATTATATTTTCTTCTTTGGGATTTCTCAATGTAGGGCATTTTTAATCCTCCTTCAATGTAAGTTTTTCTATCGCTTCAATTAACTTTTTAATTTTTCTAATAATAGTTATATCACAAATCGCAACAGTCGCAACGCAAGCAAAAATTGCCAATATAATTATTATGATTTGAGCCCAAGTCAACATTTATTTCTCCAATGTTGTTCTATGTAATAACTTCATTCTTTCGGGTTCATCAGGTATTCCTATTCCAGAAAATTCACCATCACAAAAATAAAATCCAATACCTTTAATACCAGTTTCTTTTTCCATCTGTTTTTCTAATTTACCAATAGCACCATAATACTTTCCTTCAATCTTACTAAAAAGTTTAGTATATGCTCTTAATATCTTTAATAATTTAGGAGTCATTTTTACTTTTTCCATTTATTCTCCTTTTATTAAATATCAGCCAAATCAACTGCATAACTAAATGTCAAAATCCTATCCTTAGACACACCCCATACCAACTGAATTGGGTCTGCCTCTTTAGCCAGTGACTCGGCAAACTCATCTGCCCCAATGGGCGAGCCTCCTCTAAATACCCTAACACCATTCGCATCAAAAATTCCGAAATGATGGTAATGGCCATAGACTATGGCATCTGCATTGTGCATACCAGCCCATCCGCCAAACTTTGCCCTGCCTGCCGATGTATCTGATTGTTCTGGTGCTATGTGCCTAATATGATATTTCCAGCCCTCTATCTCAAAATTGAGGTAGTCGAGTTTTGAATAATTTATTTCCACCTTTTTACTATTCGCATACGCCCAATGTTTGAGAATAAGGTATATCATAATATCCCAGTTGGAATTAGGGTCTTTATCCTTGCCCAAACGACCGTGATTCCCCTTCACCCCATAAAACTTGACATTCAATTTTCTATCAAGCAATGCCTGAATCAATTTGGTAAATACCTCAACAACAAGCATAACCTGATATGGCGGTGCTAATTCCTGCTCATACGCCTGTGTCGCATAAATATCCTCGCCATTTGCATTATCACCAGTTGAGATAATGACCACATCATTAATCTTTGTGCCCTTCTTGATATGATTATCCAACAGTTTCAATATCTGTGCACAAAACTTATCCATTCTCCGCTTGAATACAGTCTCGTTATACAGGATATTACCCTGTTGGTCTTTAACTACTTTCCCAGCGTGCCAGTCAGTTAACTGGATTACCAATGTTTCGCCAGTGATGTGTGAGTGTGTTTTAGCTGCTTCATAGGGTTTTATATCCTTTGTGAGTTCATGTAGTGATTCTACCAAAAGTTTAGAGTGGGTAGTAGAATCGATAACATTGTATTCTTTACATAGTCTGGTAATAGCTGATTTACCTACACCCAGTTTTTCTGCTACAGCAGTCTTCGTTTCATAAAGAGCCAATAGCTTCAACAATTCCTTTTGACTCACGATTTCTTTACTATCGGTCTTTCCAAAAACTTTTGACTTGGTTGTGTATTTTTTATAATCAATAAGCCCCTTTGCTCTAAAACGAGCAGCTGTTTTCTCAATAGTCCTATCATGGACACCGTATTTTTCTGCAAGTTGAATATTCGTTAGACCATTATTATAGTCTTTTATAAACATTTCTTTGTCTATTTTATTTCTCATTTTAAAAACACCTCCATTATTTAACTTCCAGAAACTCTTTTATAACTCTTAATCTTATAGCCAAGCCCATACTACTTTCAGGAGTAGTAGGAGAGTACCCTGGTACTTTTGAACATATTCCGATTACATTTCCATCAGTATTAAATAAAGCACCCCCACTATTTCCAAACGTAACAGTAGCAGTTGTCATCAGATACGAAAAAGCATTTACATTGCTAACTATCCCTTCTGTAATTGTCCAATGAGTTCCTAATGGATGCCCTACTGCAAAAACTCTGTCCTTTACTTTTGGTTCTTCATTAGCCAGTTTAACTATTGAAAGACGAGTATTCTCGCACTTTCTCACTCTTACTAAAGCTAAATCTATATTGGGGTCTTCTTTAAGAACTTCGCCAGCATAAGTTAGTTTATCCCTTGTTCTAACAGATATAACATTGCCCAATCTTGGCACAACTACATGCTGTGCTGTCAATATATAATAATAGTCCATGTCCTCATTTATACAAACACCAGCACCGCTATCACCCATAGTAGTAATCTCAACAGTCGCTGTTAGTAATTTTTCAACATCTGGTTCTTTCTGTGGTTTGGTTATCATATTTAATATAGCAAGATTTATACTCTGCTCCAAAATTAGTCTTTGCTGTCCTTCTACTGATTCGATTACCTCATCCAAATTAGAATTAACACCTTCCATATATTTTTCTACTAAAACAATGGTCTCCAATAAATCTTGCTCCAATTTCACAGTATATTTTTGCTGTATAACATTTGTGGTTACATTAAATAAAACTACAGCAATTAATAAATATAGTGCAAATTCTTTTAATAGATTTTTCATTTCATTCTCCTTTTATCAGTTAAAGTAAATCCTGTAACAAAATCAATTTCAAAAATTAATTTAGCACGATTTTCACCAGTATATCTCGCCAAATAAATTAGTCTACCTTGTCTATTATATGTTTTAATAAAATTAGTATCTGTTTTTCCATCATAACTTACTATGTTTAAAGTAGGTAAATATCCAATTCTTATAAAATAAGGACTTACCAAAAAAATAGTCAAAGCACCCAAAATACTAATCACTAATACCAATTTTTTATAATTCATTTCAATTCTCCTTTTACCACAAAACCATGTTCAACACCATCGTGCCTCTTATATTTCACATTACAGGTAGCACACCGTTCATTTCTGCCTATTTTCCTGCTCGGCCTCGTATATGGTTTGGCTTGCCTATCAGTAATCAGCAATCCATTTAGGTGGTCTATCTCGTGTTGGCAAGCAATCGCCTCCATACCATATAAAACATATTTACCCTTATCAAATCCATTCTCAATAGTTATCTCTCTATATCGTTGAGTTGTTACTGGCTTTTTTAAATCTGGTAAACTCAAGCAACTCTCCTGATAAAATACTATCTCTTTACTATAGTCAATTATTTTTGGGTTGATTAAATCAATCTTTTCTTTATCTGGAATTCGGATAACAGCAACCTTAACATCTAAACCAATTTGATTTGCTGCCAAACCTATTCCAGTGGGATGTTGTGCCAATTCTGCCTCAAGTTGTTGGGTAACACTTTCTACTTCTTCTGGCAGAACTTCACGACAGGATTTGCGTAGTTTATTGATATCAAATTCAATCATTATTTATCCTCTTTTATCTGCCCCGCTTCTGCAACAAGTAAATGAGCTACCTTATCTAACTCGTTTACACATTTTAGAATAATGTCCCTAAACTCTTTATGATTAGGGTGTGATAATTCCATTTCAAGTAAGGCTTCTTCATCCTCTTTCAATTTTAAGTAAATGTTCACAAGTTTACGACTATCTCTATTCTGCATTTTAATCTCCTATCTATTTCTGAAAATCTTGAAAGTACGTTTCCATTTCTTCTCTTGTACACTCCACGATTTTGGAAATATCTTTATAAAATTTATAGTATAACTTGCCCTTAAATCCACCTGTCTTATTTTTAATGATGGCCATCTCAATTATAGGCTGAGATTCACCACTATTGTCCACAAAATACAAAGTAGAATCATCTTTTAAATAAAAATCGTTATAAAGCAGTACCGTTAAATCTGAATCAAATTGTAAATCTTTAACCTCTTTTATATCGTCGCCAGTTGGTCGGCGTAAGGAGTTTATCTTCTTGATTTCAGCAGTAGCAACTACTGGAACATCATAATCAGTCTTCCATCTTTTTAGCGTGTCGGAAATATACATATATGTTTCCCTTGTGGAAGCAAACCTTAATTCTGTTTTAATCCTGTGCAAATTATCCACGATAACTACTAATTGTTTTTTGCCCGCTATTTCTTTATAGATACGAATATATTTTTCCATTTCTTCTATGCTACGAATATCATTTTCCTCTTTTATAGCAAAGGAGTTAGCCAATCCTTTCAAATCATTTACAGCATTTTCACGAATCTTGAGGAGTTCTTCAACTTTTTCTGGTGCAAGTTCCTTGTTATACTTAATTTTAAATTTAGGATTTGCTATAGTATTTATTTCCAAATCTGTGGTAGTAGCAAGCAATCTTGGCAAAACTTGTCGCACATTATCATCAATGGAAAAGAACAATACGAAAACATCATTGCCATTATCTTTAATTAAATTTAAAGATAGATTGAGTAATAGAGCCGAATTATGAACAATGATATTATTGGCGATAAAATTATGGGCCTTTGGCACTGTGATATCAAATGTCTCTTCTTTTCCAATATACCTGATTGTTTTTATTTTATCCCAAAAAATTGGTAATTCTAATAAATTTAATAAGTATTCATCCTCAAAGAAAGTAGCAAATTTATATAACATCTGTTTAGATAATGATGTTCTCTTTAATTTTTCAAATCGTTTAAGGAAGCCTTTACCTGCACTTCTAACATTATGACAATATTTTGCAAACTCTCGCCAAGTTTTGTTAGAATTTTTATGGATATTGTATATATGATTTATTAAATTTTCATCAACAGGAATTATATCAGCTTTACCATTTGGGTATTCACTCTTATGTTTTTTTAATAACTCTATAGCTTTCTTCTGCTTGGTAAAAAAGCCTATTTCTCTGATAAATTTTCTAATTGATTCAATATCCAACAATGTAATAATATAAGCAACCTGTGGTTTATTATTAAATCGAAACTTCTTAGCACGAAATTTAGTATGCAAACCAAACTTCAGCAATAAATTTTGAACATCGCTGGCTAATTTTTCTGAACTAACTCCAAACTCTATCCTAATATAACCGTTACTTTCAAAAATACTGCCATCACAATCAAATAAGTGTCGAAGAAATAAAGCTGTATCTTCCTTTGAACATCTATATAAAGAATCTGGAACAAACTTATCTCTCGATAATTTTCCATATATACCTTGTAGAATTAAGAAATCTTTTAATTTTCTATTATTAGTAAGTGTATAAGTTATATCTTTATAATTCTTTATCAAAATTTCTGGATAAGATTGTTTTATGCTTTGACAAAAATCATTAACAATTTGTTTGTTCGTGTTAGTAAAATCTATCTTACGATGCTTAAGACTGAAACATCCTTCAGCTATTAAATAAGCTAAAATTTTTATTTGTTCTTTCGTAATAGGCGATTTAGAATTGAAGAAAGATAATTCCTGTGGAACTGCTATCCCCTCTTCTACTTTTAAATTTTTTAGGCTCTTCCATCCATCAATAGTAAAAAATGGATGATTAGCTGTTGCTTTTATTCTTTTACCATTAGTAGTTGTTAATTCATAAACATTCTTTATTCCATTGTTATAAAATTTAGTCATTTTGGTTTGTATATATTTTTTCTTTTTTAAATCAAACCCAATAAGTTGGGTTCCCTCGAAATTTTTTAGCTCTTTTATTGGTATAGTTTTACCTGTCGCAAGTGTTATTCTGGTATCACCACAAAGGCACTTTCCAATATTTGTGTCCCCAGCAAGTAGATAAAAAGCATTTTGTAGCCCATCCAGTTTCTTTGTAAGTATAGGATATCCAGTTTCAAGCCCTAATAAACTATTGCCCCTCGACCATGCCCAAGATTCGAAATTGTTTACCTCATTTTCCAGAGATGCCTTTTCTTTCAGTATATCCCTTGAGGTCAACAAATATTTCCCACGCCCCAATTTACGATTTCGTTCCACCTCTTTTTTCAGTGCATCAAAAGTAACATCCAGTGCATCGGATAAATCTCGTATCATCTGCTCGGTAGTTATATAATCTTCCTCATTTACTATCAACTGGATTAAATCGTTTTTCAGAAACTCATTCTCTTTATTCTTTTTCAGGTCTTGAAGTTTCCAGTCAAAAATAGTAAACTCTGGTAAATTAAAAAATTCTTTTGTGCTATGGTTTTGCAGATATTCATCTGGGTCTTTCGCTTCATCGAGTTCCTTAATTGTTACTTCTATATCTGCTTTGTTTTTTAGTTTTTCCTCGACAATCCTGATAGTTGCCTCTTTTCCTGCTTCATCATTGTCAAGATTTAAACATAGTTGCTTAATGCGATTATAAACTAAAAGGTCATATTGTTTATCGCTAAATCCCAAACCACACAAGGCAATTACATTATCTATCCCCCGCAAAGATAATGCCCACACATCGCTATATCCTTCAACTATGTAGACCTTTGGATGGTTTTTTGCCTCTTTTAAATTATACAATATATCTGCCTTCCTATATAAATTAGTTGCTCTAAAATTGAGATATTTTGTTTCGCCATTTTTATCTTCCAATCTTCTGCTGGCAAATCCAACTATCCTGCCATACCCATCTCTAATAGGAAATACTAATCTATTATTTAAAACACCTTTGGCACTGTTCTGGTTTTTCTCGTTCTCCTTATCCATTAAGCCAGCCATTTCTAGTTGCTCATTAGTGTATCCTCGTTTCTCAAGATTCGCAATTAGTTTATCATAAAGGCAATAGCCAAATTCAAACTTGTCTATAATTTTTTCCCACCGTCTTTTCTTAATATAGTCCTGAACCTTTTGTAGAGATGGGTGATTTTGTTTTATTACTGCTCGCATCATTTTATTTGCTATCTCAAGTAATTCCCTTAATTGCCCAGTTTGTTTTTCTTTCTCACTAATATCCTCTATCTCATAAGGAATACCAAACTTTTTAGCAAGGTATAAAACATTATCGCTGATAAACTCCGAGCCAGTAAGAGGCTTACCTTCCAAAAAATAAGCACAAGCAAATATATCAGCATTGATTACCTCGTCGCAAACGAAACATTTAATATGCTCGTCATCGGGGAAGAAGCTCGCCGAGGGAGTATTATCATCATTTCTGTGTGCAGATTTATTAGGACAAGTGAGATGATTTCCCTCGAACTTGGTGTCGTGTTCTTCCAAGTAATCTCGCAAGTATGGTCTTATTTTATTTTTTAGTTCTTCTAATTGTTTTATTCTCACTTATCTAATTTCTCCTCTTGTGCTTTGAATATGACTGTTGCTGTTTCATACCAACTAATCTTTCCGTTTAGTAAATAATGATATATTTCTACCACACTCAATCTTCTTTTCTTATAGTATGCTTCAATCTCATCAAGAGTTCTGTCAAAACTAAATTCCACTGAAAATTCTTTTAATATCCCCCTCAAACTCAACTCTTTATTCTTCATAATTACCTCCCCCCCTCTCTATTTGTTGCAAAATGTTTATATACCTGACTTTTTAATTCGTAAAATTGTCGGTCTATCATACGCTTTATTAAATCTTTATCTTTACAAAATCCTTTATCTATTAGTTCTGTTATTTCAAAACGCCTCATACCATCATCAAAGTATGTTCTAATTTCTATTCTCCCAGCATCCATATACCACGGGCAAGTTTCAATAGTTAATTTCATCTCTTACCTCCCCTTAATTAACTTCTTCTCTACCTCATTTTCCAAATAGTTTAATATGAACGATTGGGGTTCATCTTTTCCTCCTTCTCATTGTTCAGCTTCCCTCAAATCTTCAATAAAAGTGGTGGACAGTTGGAGGGGTGAGGTAATTGCCGACACCTAACTTACTCACAGCTTGCCTATCGGTTACTTGTCGCATACCCGCTTCAGCTTTATCCCTTCCCTTTTTCACTATGCCTGCCTCCACACATAGAATAGCTCCTCTCAAATTATATTTCTTCTATTGTGATACGAACTCTTTTCTTTTTATTACAAAACGGATAAGGATGAACACAACCTTGCATAGGACGCTTATTTCTATAAATCAAAGGAACTTTTAATTCGGAATGCCTTAATGCATCTATCCATTCATTTTCTTTAGTACGATTTCTTCGTCTTGTGAAAAACTTAAACCTTTCTTTCCATTGAGTATCAGCCCACCCTACCAAACTTTTCTTCTTCTTCATCCCTCCACCTCTCTAATTCTTGGCACTATTTATCTCTAATAGCATTTTCCCTGCGGCGTTTTCGGGAGTGTTGGCTTCTACTGCATATTTAATATTATATTCTAAATCTTGATAACCTACCCAATAAGGATTTTTGTCATAATATCCGTGTTTAGACCATCGTTTCGTAATGTGCAATGAAAATTCAACTTTTCCTGTATTATCTCTTATGGCATCAGGCAACTCCCTCACCAATTCCCCTAAAGTTGGGGCGGGGATAACTTCCATATCACCTTGCCCTTGAGGGACATAAACGGCTTCTTTTTTATCTCTTAATTCCCAATTATTATAAACACTACACCACCACCACTCCGTATCAATCTTAATCCCTGCTTTATCTAAGGCTTTACTAACCTCTAAACTTGCGGTATGTATCATTGTGTGGCTCCGTTTCGTTTAATTGTCAAAATATCAATCACTGGCCACCTCGAACAGGCCGCACATAGCAAGAGAAAGCCTTACCGCCGTAGTACACGAGGCCATTGTAGAAATAGACGAACCAGGCGCCGGCGGTGTAGTCAGCGTAAGTAGTGTTGGACCAGTAGAGGTCGGACTGGTATTCTTTTATGCCGTCAATAACAGCAGGTTCATATTTAGAATAATCAATAATGCTGATAAGTTCTTTTATTGTGGGTAATCGCCAATCCTTATAACCGCCTGTTGCCAGTTTTTTACACGCCTGCTTTGCCTCATCCCAAGTCATCTTCTTCGGCAATGTCTTGCCCCACATTAAATTACCCTGGATAACAATCTCACTTTTTATGGGGGCAGTTACTGGCTTTAGAGCATCCCTGATTTCTTTCAAGATTGATAATATTGTTTCTTTTTTCATCTCCCTATCCTTTCTTTTTTATCCCAAGGTTCTTAAGGGCTTGCTTGCGATATTGTTTAATGCCTTCTTTTATACCCTTCTCTAATCCTTTAACATAAGGTTCTTTATATCCACCTCGCATAATGGGAGAAATACCTTCGGGTAATTTGATTGCGTCAATACTTATATCTTCACTTGGCAATAACCCAACTATCTCAGATTTGGCTTGGGTAATAGTATCTTTCATCCCGTACCAAACAGTGCCGTCAGCCAATAAATTCTCATCTATTGCTTTTTTTCAATATCTCATCTAATCCTTTTGGGGTCATTTTGGCTCCTCCACCTTTATATGCAATCGTTCCAAAATAATATCCACAACAAAATATTCCAAAGCAATATCGTATTCCTCATTGGCGTTTATTCGTTTCTCCACAAGATTAACTAACTTTTTATATTTCTTTTTGCTAATATATCTCATAATTTAATTGGTGCTGAGTTTCAGATTCTTTTATATCTCAGCTAATCTTCTTGTTTGCTCTCGGCAAATATATTGCCCTCATTAATTATAATAATATAGGGGCAAGTTTAGAATCCAAGAAGGTGAGGAGAAGGCGCATTCTAATCAGCCTCCTTTTTATTTAAGAACTTATGCCCATCTATATTTTCCCTGAACTTCTGTTTCCTTTTTATCTTATCAATATCCTTAATAATATAATCATTAGCCAGATACCGCAATAGCCCTATCTGTATCCGCATTTTTCTATCTTCTGCCTGCTCAAATGCCCAGTCCAAAAATATAGGTATATCCTTCGCTGTCATATTATTTTTTTCAAATTGCCTGATAAGATTGTTCATCTTGATACAATCCATAGCCCAATTTGGCGTATAGCTTTTTCCATATAGTTTATTAAATTTTGACATAAATACCTTAACTAAGTATGGGGCATTTATTCTGTCCACAATATCTTTCGCATTACCATTGTTGCCTTTCTTCTTAACTTTTATTAGCTCACTCAAAAATTTATTCTCTGTAAATCTCTGGACTAATCTAGTTAAGGTTTTTCTTAATTTACTATAAGAAGAATATTTCCAAGTATCCACAACTGGATTGAATACATAAATCTTTGCTTCTTCCTCAATGAAAAATCCAGCCCTGTTAATTGCCTGTTTAACTAAATTCTTCTTGCCCTTTAAAGTAGCCAAAAAATTCCTATTAAAATGTTGTGCTATCTCTTTCTTCACAGCACTCTCTTTCAAAACGATAGAACCCAAAATATTATAATCCACCAAGCTATCCAAAGTGATCGAGCCGACTGTGCTATCCAATCCTAATTGTAAGCTAAAATCTTTCAGATTAACTCTGTCTGGAGTTTCCTTCTGATAAAGATAATAGGTATAGCACATAAGGACAGCGAGAAACTGTCGCTTGTTAAGACGCATTAAACTTAGTGCTATGAGTAGGTCTTGATAATCGGTCATTTTATTTTCCTTATTTAATTAACTTTGAAAAAGGTTGCACATAAAGAAATAGATATAAAAATACCAATGAGAGATTTAATCCCATAAAATCCCATTGTTTATTTATACCTGAAATAATACTAAGCCCTATAAAACAAGCAATTGCTAAATATTCTAAAATAGACTGTAGCATACCATCCCCTTTTTATTTTAAAGTATCCCCACTATAAGCATACTTTCCCACTATCATAATATAGGAATAATCTTTATGGATACCACTTCCATTGCAGACTTTACAATCATTATTTTTATCTTGACAAAAATTACATTGTCTTTTAGTTACTCTTTTTATTACCTCAAGTTTTTTATTCATTGTATTATCCTATTTTAATGTTCCTTCCTTTTAATAATTGAACCAATAAATATAAACTTAATGCTTGTAAGTATGTAAAAGTAAAAACTCCATAACAACCAAATACATAATTAAGAAAAAATCTAATCGGAATTGCTATTACCAAAGCGTAAAGTAACTGAAGCAACAACAAAAGTAAAATTTTAATTATCATTTTATTTACCTCTAGTTTGATAATGCAGATAAGATTAGTTATTCGCTAGTCTCCGTTATTCCCCACTACAAATACTTCAAGAAATAACTTTGACAATATGGAATTCCCAAATAACCTACCACCATATCTAATAGTTCTTATCTGTTTAAAGATATAGAAGACATAAAGCCATCTTATTTTCCTTTGAATAAGAAGAGAATACCCACTACTACCTGTCCCCAAAATCTCTGCATACTTTTCAATATATGATTTGGGATATCATCAGCCAATCCAATACCAAATAAATCTCTCCAGTGAGCATTTATCTGTCCTGTGTTAGTTTCAAAATGTATTCCATATTTGCTAAAGGTTATCCTTCTCATTTTAGCTCCTCTTTTTCACAAAAGACTCAAAAACAAATTCCCGATAGTATCAGGATTATCGCTCTTTTTTCGCCTGCTTAAATGTATTTTATCCCTGATAATAATTGCAGTATCAATCAGTTTGTTCCAGTTTTTTCGTAAACTCTTTTGAGTGCTAAACTTATATCCTTCGTTAGTCAACTGAATAAGAGCCAACCTAAATACACTTGGCGGATTTTCCCGCTCAAACATATTATAGATAAACTCGTCAACCTCTCTATTTGTAACAGGATATGTCTTTTTCATTGTTTTATGCCCTCATAATAGAGGGATTTTAGGGGTTTGTCAAGGGGGTTTATACCAACTTTTTTAAATTTTTTATTGCTTGCTTTAAATAATAATCAATTGCTTGCTTCGTAACAGCTAACTTTTTGGCTATATCTGTTATTCTCATATTTCGCAAAAAGTATAACTCAATGCACTGCCTTTGCCTTTTGGATATTTTTGTTAGGGCCTTCCTAATTCTCTTGGTAAAATGCTTATACTTTCTTTCTAAAGCATCTTCCTCCTCTGCCTCAATGAGAATATCAACAGGAGTTTTTGGTTTTCGTTCTTCCTGTAAAAGCTCCAGAGTACTCGCTGTTTTTCCAGACCAAATTTGTTTCTTATACTGCCTAGTCATTTTATTTCTCTCTAAGATAGGTTATAAGTTTAACACATCCAGTAGGAATAACAAATGGTTCATCTTCTGGATGACCAAACATTCTTTTCAATATAATCTTCTTCTTGTCTTTATGCCATAGAAAACCGATCACACCTATTTCAGCAGGATTCAAATCTTTAACATCCCATATATCTCGTGGGAAAGACATTAAATCCACACAAGTAACAATGACGGGTTTTAGTTTTTTAGTTTTCATTTTTATCTCTCCTAAAAATTTTTTTACACTCTCGGCATAGCATAACTCGTTGTTCCTGCTTGTTCGAAAATCTTATTACTATATCTTCGGTTTTATCGCTTTTGCAGTAAGGACAATTTTTATTTTTCATTATGTCTCCTTTATATGTCTATGCCTAATATTTCTAATTTCTTTTTACTAAAAACTTTTATTCTTACTTTTGGATATAATCTTTTAAATAAGTTAAATTTCTTTTCCCAGCTTTTCCATTTATAGCCCTTAATTTCTATATATAAATCCCATATAGGAATATAAAAATCTGGAGTATAGGTTGTATTCTTTAAGTTAAATCTTTTTGGTTCATAAAACCATTTATATCCACTCAAATCTAAAAAACGAGCAAATTTAATTTCCCAAGTAGAACGCATCCATATATTTTTATAATAGGCTCCATTACCTTTACAGATATAACCTCTCTTAAATATAGGATTGTTTTTTCTCATCCTCTCACTTGCATCAGGTCTTTTTCTGCCTTTCATTCTTTTACTAATATCTGGTCGTATTTTTCCTTTTAATGCCTCAGCAGTAGTTCGCCTTCGGATACTATATTTAAGTAGATTATTATGAATTGTGCTCGCACTACAATCAAATTCTTTAGCTATTTGTGCTTCCGATTTTTTATCTTCCACATACTTTTGAAGTAAAAAATTTTTTGAAATATTAAATTTAAAGTTTGGATTATTTGAACCATTAAAATCTGCATGATTTTCTCGCATTTTCCTGCGAGTTTCTTCTGTATGATGTTTTCTTAAAAAAGGACAATTTTTCATACTAGCTCCTTTTTATTATCTGTTAGTATTTGTATTTCTATTATCATTAGTATTATCATTTGTATTAGTGTTTATTGTTGAAGTTGTAGCACTACCACCCTGCCCACCTGTTCCTCCATTAGCTCTATTAGTAATTGCCCCTGTCTTTGCACTAACATTTCCTACTTTAGATGTTCCACCAGTTGCAGTAGCATTACCACCTTTAGAAGTAGAATAAGATTTAACATCCCCAATAAATACACTTTGTTTAACCCTTGTTTCTTTAAGGACATCTGCTATTTCTCGTAAAGGCATACTTTGGGCAATTAAATAATCTTTCATTGCTTGTGCTTTAATTGTTTCTATTTTTAATTCTTGATTTCTTTTTAATTTTGCATTAACTTGTATTGCTCTTTTACTCATTCTTTCCTTATAATACTCTAAATCTGCTGTTAATTCCTTTTCTGTTAAATTGCCTACCAAATAAATACAACCATTTTTCTCATAATATTCACCTCTTAAATTCATTACTTCTGCATAAACTACTGAATTTATAGACAACAAAATATTTATAATTATTAGCACCCTAATTAATTTTGTAATCATTTTGCTCCCCCTAGTATTAAAATACAGCTGGGGGGGGGGGTAGAAATAATATCATTTTATCCTCTCCTTTCACTCGGTTTATATTCTTCTTTTTCTTGGCAAACACAATATAATACACCAAGTAATAAGACTGCCAAAATTAATTCACAAATTATCATTCTATACCTCCTCAATAATAGTTATATCTGGAAATGTGGGTACAGGTTTTTTATTCAATCTTTGAGCCAATGTCCTCAATCGCTTTCTTTTTGACACAGACTTCTTTCGCTTGCTTCTATTCCTATGACCAGCTACGGATTTATGCCTTCCTTTACGAATAGTTTTTAATCTCTTTCGATTAGCCATCACAGCACCCCCAGTTTTTCCAGTTTATTTTTATTTATTATAACTATATTAGTTTTTAGATACTGCTTTTTGAATAATCTAAATTTTTCTTTAGCATCTTTTCTCCACCAACCTTTTATCTCAATATAACAATCCCATTCTGGGATATAGAAATCTGGTATATAAGTAGAATGTTTTAAATCAAAGGCTTTAGATTCGTATAACCATTTGATCCCACTCAAATCTAAAAAATAAGCAAATTTAATTTCATAAGAAGAACGCATAGCTATTCCATTATATCTAATTTTCCTACCACAAGCCATTGAATTTCTGTAGTCCTTATTCTTCCAGTTCAATCTACTAGCACAAGAACGACATTTTTTCTGTCCATATATACCATTGCTTACAGAAATTCTTTTATCACAGTTTATACAATAATATTTTCTGCTAGCTCTCCCATCTAGATAACTGGGATGATTTTTAATATTTTTAGCTAATTTATTTATCAATATTTCACTAAATGTTCTAATATGAATATTGTGTCTAATCAATCTATTTCTTATAGGTGCCTCACTACAATCTAATTCCTTAGCAATTTGTGACATAGTTTTTTTATTTTCATTATATTTTCTCAGAAGAAATTGTTTTGTAATCTTACAATCGTTCTCCAGTCTATTAGCCATATCTATAGTTCTAACTGGAATGTTATATTTCTTTAACCTATTTCTTATGGCTTTCCTACTACAACCCAATTTCTTTGCTATCTTTTCAATAGGTTCTACTTTATATTCCTTTAATAATAATTTTTTTGTTATAAAATCGTATTTTTTCATTTTCCTTCTATATTAGCCATTTTATTTTTCCTCCAATTTATATTTATAAATCCTTTTAATCATCCTCATATCAATATATTTTTTATGGCCTCTTGCCTTTCCCCTTAGTCTTATTACAGTAGTGGGATAAGTAATCTTATAATTATCAGGCACAGACATAACTTTTCTATATCCAGTTTTGTATTCTAAAATTAATATTGTAACCAATAAGAGTATAAGCCAGTTTTTATTCATCCTAATCCTTCCAAGATTTGATATGCCCGCACTCATTACAATAAATATAAATCTCCTCATTAACCCTGCCACATTGGATACATTTCCAGAATTTAGTATCCCTATTTTTGTAAGAGATAATTTGTTTAAATTTTCTAATAGTTCTATTGATATAGTCCTCAATAGTTATATTGTTTTTGGTGTATATCATTTTATTCTCCTCCTGTGATCTTATTTAATTTTCTAATCCATCTAATCGCAAATAAATCGCATTTCCTTTCATCCAATGTATCTAATACATTATGAGCAATTTCGTGCAGAAATAAAAACTTAATCTTATTTTTAGTTAAATACAAAGTGTTTTCTAAAGATACTAAAATAGAGCTACTTCCCATCATAGCAATATCAAAAGCTGTATACTTTTCTTTTTTAATAGTTCGATAATACTTTGTATCTATATAGGTAGCCTTTTCTGTATTATTAAGATATTTGGTATAGTAATTTACTCTATTTTTATATGTGGTTCTTTTTCTTCTTGCGACACTCATAAGTATGCCTCTTATAGTCTTAAAACATTTAATAGGTATTTTATATCTTTCTGGAAGATGTTTTATTAAATCAATATAAACTCTTTCGACTTTGTTAGGTTTTGGTATTTTTTGCTTAAAATCTTTGTGCTTCTTCATATCTCCCTTATCTCCACAATTCCTATACCCTTATTCCTACAATCTAAAATTTCCCAATTTAGCTCGTTACCATTGCCCTCAAAAAGTTTGGTAAGTAAGCCCTCTTTAGTCATATAGATAATCTGGTATTCAACTTCTTTTTTCAAATAATCAGACATTTTTCTTCTTTCTTTTATTTCTTGACTTTATTCTGTTTTCGTGAACTGATAAAGGTTGTAAATTGGTATAATGAAAACATTCTCTTTGTTCTTTAGGTTTGGATAAATCAAAACTTGCACAAGGTTTAATGTGGTCTATTTCCCAAACTTTACCATAGTTTTCCCAAGTCATACCAAATTTAAATTTATTTTCCAGATACTTTCTTAATTCTGGTATAGAACAACCTAATAATTTTATGGTAGAATTAGATTTGACATTACCTTTAATCCCATGCCACAATCTCAATCTTAAATTACATTTTAGTTTATAATTAATATCGTTTTTTCTACGATTTTTTAAATATTTTAATATTTTTTCTCTATTCTTTTGGTAATATTTTTTACTATATTCTTTAAACCACTTACTATGCTCTCTTTTCCGCTTTATCATATATTTTTTTAATTTATTTTTATTTTTTTCTCTCCATAATTTAATCAATTTCTTTATTTTGTCTTTGTTTTCTTCTCTGTATTTTTTCTAATATAGTAGTATTTTATTTTTACTCTTATCAGGCATTTGTTTTACCCACTCTGCATATTTTACTTTGAAATATTCTTTATGTTTCTGATAATATTTTTTCGTATATCTTTGTCTATTAAACATTTTGTGTCCCTTTTCAATCTCTAAAAATTACTTTAACCCCATCCTCGTAATAAGCCTCATCAATATGCTTTCTACAATAACCATAGTCAACTCCAAAGTCACTGAAGCAGGAAAACAAGGTAAGACATCTCGGACACCTGCCCATTGATACACAGAATTTTGTCCATAGAGTTTCGATCAAACCATAGCAAATATCTAAAAACCAGATTACCACAAATATAATATATATTAACAAAAATTTATTCATTTTATTCTTCCTCTTTACTTAAAGCCACCCATTTTGAAAGTGGTCAATCCTACCAAATTTTATTTGTTCTTTAGTGAGTTCTATCAATTTTATATTTTGCCCAACAGCATACTTTCTATGGCATTTAGGACATTCAAAGTAATAGAAAAAATCTCCATCAAAATGGTCGTGATAACCACATTTACAATGTAAATCAATACAAACATTTGTCCCCTTCCATTGTATCCAACCATATGCATCTCCTTCAGGATTATCTTGAGAGTAAACTTCTCTATAAAAATTCTTCTTCATCTTATCCTCCTATCTAAAGTATACCACATAAATCACGATTGTCAAGGGTGTATTTTAAGATTTTTTATTCTGCCCATAAGTCTTTTATTTTAAGTAAGTTAAGACAAATTATTAAATTATACATTTACTATAAATTGTAGTATTTGCTCATTTCAAGAAATCGGAAACTCGCAAAATCGCTCAATTTTAAATCGCAACTCGTAAGTATTAAAACAGTTAGATAAATCTTCAACAAAATATAGCAAGTTTCAGTATATATTATATACTATATTATCTTAATACTAGTAACTATATAAACGATTAAACTATGCCTTCTTTTTAAAATGTTGATCTCTAGCAATTTTTCTTTTGTAAGTTTCTTCAGCTTTTTCTGCAAGTGCTAAAAAGTATTCTGCCCTTTCCTTGTTGCCCTCAAGTTCGTATTGGGCAGCTTTCTTTAAAGCAAGATCAACCAGCATTTTACAGTAAGCCATATCAAACTCCTTGTCTGTCATTTTATTTCTTCTACTTCTCCAGTTCCGTTACATTTATCACATTTAGGAGCATTTCTATTTATACTGTTAATTATTGCGGGAGTTAAAATTATATAAGGATTAGGATATTTGGGAAGATAGCCAAAGCCCCCACATCTAGGACAAGTTTTCATTCTCTTATCCTCCATTTTAGATTAGCATACTGTTGCCAATCAGGGGCTTGTTCTTCCTCTAATTCTTGTGCTAATAATTGTTCTAATTCTTTTAATTCGTTTTCTTTATCAAGCCAATTCATTTTTTAATCCTTATTTCTCTTTTGCAAGTTCTACAATAACCAATGTATTCCTTTTCAGTTATTTCTAACTCTATAATTTCTTTACATTGTGAACAACTAAATACTTGATAATTAGTTTTCATTTTATTCTCCTCGCTTTATTTTCTGCAAAGTAAACAAATATAATTCCTCAATACTTCCTCTGTATACAATTCTGGTCTATGTGTGGATATATTATAAGTAGTCTGACACTTGATACAAGTAAGTTTAATTTTTTCTAATCCTAAGAAATGGTCTAGAGTAATTTCTTTTTTGTAAGTCTTGATTAGTTCCTTGTTCTTTTTTATGGCTCTTATCTTTTTTCTTTTCACTGCTATACCTCTGTTTTCGGAGTAATCCCGCCTGCTTCTAAAAATAGTTTCCTATAAGATAATCTTGTTTTAAAGTAGGCAAATCCTTCTATAATTTCCCATACTTTTGCGTGCCCCCTTTGATTTATTTGTCGTTCCATATGTTCTACGCTATCTTGTTTTACAATGCTAGATAATTCCTTCTTAGGTAAAACCATTAAGCCACCACATAGATCGCAAGTATCGTCCTTAACTAAATCACTTGGAAGACAATTTTTTATATGCCCACATTTCATACATTGTAGTTTAATCATTTTTACCTCGCTTTAATTACAATATAATCTCCATTTTCTTCTTGTGTAATAGTTTTATACTGCCCTTTTAAACTCTTTAATATTTCTTTAATTGCTTTAATGTCGTTCATTTTTTTGCCACTTAAAGTAGATGAAGGGCATCTTCCTGATTCCTCTTGTCTTTTTATACTTGCGGGTAATCTCCATTCTGCTCCAGTTTTTATTTTACAAGTAAACATTTTAACAGCTCCTTATTTTCTTAAAAAGTTAGTAAGTATAGCCTAACACCAGAAGTATACCATATAAAAGTCATTTTGTCAAGAGCATATTTTGAAATAGTTTATATTTTAACCCCTTCTTTGTTTACCTTGCCAATCAATTCTTGTATATCAATCTTTTTCCTATTTGTAATATAAGGAATATATTTATCATAAACAAAGACAATACTATCAAAGTATGTTAAAAGTCCAGCGTCATCTCTTGTCTGTGAAAATTTATGAAAGCATTTATAAGGTATGCCATTATCATATAAAAGCCTCAAAACTTTATTATAAGATATAATGTCAATCGTGCCTCTAAAAGTTATCTTGTGTATATGCTTCATTTTTAGCTTCTCTCTATTTTTATAGATAAAAGTAATGTATATCTTTTGTAATATCGTGTAATATCAATAAGTTTTTAACTTTGCTGTATTCTGCCTGCTCTATCTTTTTATGTAAAGGTATAACATCGGACATATTATAAAAGTCCCCTTTTAACATAGTTTTGGCATTTTCTACCGCATAAGCCATTTCTGTAGCATCGTTAAAAATCTCTGTATAACCTACACAATTGCAAGTATAGTTAGCTTTCATTGTATTGTTGCCCCTTTAATTTAATGTAAGTATACCATAAAGAAGTCTAAAAAAAGTCAAGCCCCTAAATCAAAAAATATAATCAAAAAAATTGATAAAAACCACATAAGACAATCAACAAAAGTAAGTAACTGTAAGCACCCGTAAGCGTAAATCGTAGTCAAGTAAAACCTCGTAACCCTAACAGGTTAACAAAGTTAAGTAAGACTATTAAGTGGTGAGTGCATAAGTGGGGTAAGTGGCAGGCCAGCGACCCCCTCACTCATATATCATATAGCCACCTCGTCGGGGAAAGTGCTTTTTATTTTATTTATCGTCGAATTTTTATTCTGTTTCCTTTTTGCAATCATCGCACACTAAAACTAAATCACAATCAGCTTGAGAAACATCGTTCCATCCTATCCTGCAACCACATATAGAGCAAAATATAGGCTCTAAGTCTTTCATTTAAGATCACCTCCCAGCTTTTAAAACCTGTGCTTTTACTATATTTTATAGTAAGTATACGTTTTATTTTTAAATCGCCTCGTAAGCCCTCGCTGTCACCCATTGTCCATTCAGGTATTGCTCCTCTGTTACTTTGTTATTGTAAGGCTCGCCATCCTCTTTTTTGCATCGGCTCAGCCATACCCTGATCTTAGCCGTCTCAAGTTTTAAGTCCTCCGCTTGGCCTATGCTTAAAATAGGCAGTTTCTCAAGCTCTTTTAAGGTATACATATTTAGCCTCCGAGTAGTTAGGCTGCTTTTATCTTCCAGCCTTTAGGCTTATTCTTTAGGCTTCCTGTATAGACTATCTCCTCATAGTAGCCATCTTTATTTATTCGCCAAATCTTATGTTGTCTTAAATTATATACTTGCATTTTGTCACCTCCTTTATAGTTCGATTATAACAAACTTAAAAACCCTTTTGACTTTATACAGTGTATAGTTTTTATGTGCCTTTTTAAGTAAATTTATTTGAGCCTTGTTTCTTGTTATTATAGCAAGCTCAGAATTATAAGCTTCTCTATATCTCGGCTTTACTGTTTTAGCGTAAGATTGATTATAAGTCATTTTCTCCACCATTCCCGCTTTAATGTTTCCTGGTAGTCCTCTATATCAAAGCCCAGCCATTTACCAGGGGTCTTTGTTTTTATCTTGTGTAAGTGCCTTTTATCATAACATTCCC